CTTCACTTAATATCCTTGACGCGGTTGCGTGAACGGACTCAGGTTTTGCTTTTGAGTTGTAAGCCTGCCTGTATGCCTCGCTTGCATTGCTAAGCTTAACATACAACTGGGCAAACTTTTCTTGCTTCGGGTTTAGTTCAGACACGGCCTGAAATTCTCATATTTCGCGCACTGCGCAGATGTTGAGAGTATACAGCCTAGTCTTTTAGTGAACAACCAATTTTAGCGGCCTGCTTTTCAATTGCATCTTTGTGCGCCTCGGCTTCTGCCTGCGCCTCATTTTCTTTCGTCACTGTATAGCGATTGATTGACCTTACGTTTACCGGATTATTCAACACGCTATCAATCCAAGCGCGTGACCATCCAGTATAATCCTCTTTCAATTCCTCACACGTATAATCGCGATAAGTTGAAGCTGGCACAAAAGTAGCGCTAACCGCAATGTTTGACACTAATGCTAATACTAATAATTTTTTCATTTCACACCTCATTATAATAATCAATACAAAGTTGTTTTAGTTCGTTGGTGGCGTATTCTCTGAATGATACCTGCGCTGCATTCGACCACCCACCACAAAGTATGTATGCTATTTCTTCAGCATTAACCAGCGACCAGCTACCAACTAAATTACCCATGGTAACTAGATAATCATCATGCTCACCATCGCTGTCAGTAAAAACTGTAAGCCCAGTATTATACAATTCGTCCATGTGTCGCTTTGTGTTTGTCATTTAATCCTACCTACCAAAGTGTATTACCTATGCCATTAAAACTTAACCGCGTTCGATACGCGAACTATTAAAGCCATATTAACCAGTTAACAAACATCCCTGTCACAATAACCAGCCATAACCCTATTCGCATCTCGGTATATTTTACAGTCTCGTAGTATCTCATAATCTTAATCCTTTTGCTTTTGACATACTGCGTCGGTCAAACTTAATTAACTAATGATGAAAACCCAATTTTCACCACGGGATATATCAATCTCCTGAGACTTTGTTGCAACATTGAAAAAATACCCGCTCACATCCAGAACATGCCAAATACCATCTATTTTTTTGCAATTCATCATCTTCCCCTCATTCGTTAATTTCAAAACCAATCTACCACAAAAACACACTGCGACAACTCCGACCAGTTAAGCAAACATCCACCCCTTATCCCGGGTCAGCGCCTTTTTCAAATCATCAATATTCTTGTGCACTGACAATACTGTCATTTCAATGCCGCTGGTTAGTTTTAGTTGGTGGGCTGTCATTGGGTTTTCCGGTTGATGGTTTTCAGAAAGGTTTTCAGTATTATAGCGTAAATGCTCCCAGTTTGGGCGCTTTTGGGGCAGTTATACGCCCAGTCTGTAGCCCTTTAAAAATAAAGGTTTAAGTATAAATATATATAAACTGGGGCAGTTACCTTTATTTATTTTATTTCTACTATTTAATTATTTTATACTCATACAAGGACGCACACTGCCCCAAAACGTCAATTTAAGCATAAAAAACAGTAAAATCCCTTTATTAATGCTGCCTAGCGACTGGGCGTGTTTTGTGCCCATTTCTTAAATAATCCGCCCAAACCGCCCCAGTTTAATAATTATCTCAATTAGTTTGACAGCAAATAAATAAACTAGTATCTTGCGCTTACCATTTTACTTACATTGGCATTTAAATGAAGCCTTACGAAATAATACAACAAGAGCAAGCGGATAACTTAATGAGACTGATTAAGTACGCCGGCAGTCGTTCAAGATTAGCTAATGCGCTTAATGTTCATAGGCAATGCGTTTATGACTGGGTTAAGCGCGGAAGAATCAGCGCGACTTGCGCAAGGGATGCAGAAAAAATAACAAATGGGTTTATAACTAAAGAGGACTTAAGGCCTGATGTGGATAATTGGATTGAGGAATAATTCATGTCTGACAGAGAAGTTGGTATTGATGATATTTATTCGCACAGCGATGAAAACGGATGCGGCCACCATGTAAGCGCTGCAGCACTGAATAGTCAACTAATTAAGCATCCCAAGTTGTGGCCTGATGTTATTGAATTTAATCCAGTTGCCATTAGCCAAAACATAAACCTTGCGTGCAGTCAAAGAGGAGATTTACTGACTGAATATTCAAAGATGATGTCAAAGGTTGTTAGGTTCCCAGAGTCTAGCGCTTTTATGCATTGCATGGGGTGTGTTAGCTCCGCGATGACTAAGTCATTTAAATTTAAACATCATAATTACCATATATACCCAAACATTTATGTTGTTATTGGACAGCCACCATCAACTGGTAAGTCTGGTATTAACCACTATTGCTTTGATCCTGTTTTTGACTCTTATAAAAAATATAACGAAAAAAACGAAACAGAAAGGGTGATGATCGAACTTGAAATAAAAAGGATTGATAAAAAGCTTGAGTCTGGGAAAGTCACCGAAGATCACGAAATGATTGAACTTATAGATACTAGAAAGCAGAAGCAAGATAAGCTTTTAAAGGTCGCATATATAAAGCCATCAATAACAAACGCAACTATTGAAGCGCTTGAAAAAGAGGCTGGAAGGCAAGGCGGGCTATTCAGTATTATAAGCGACGAGGCAGACAGTATTAATATTGTTCTTGGTGCAGTTTATAGTAAGGATGGCGGCGCTAGCGGGAAAAATAACAGCGAGATAATTCTAAAGGGTTGGGATTGTGGATATATCAGCACAACAAGGATTGGGCGAGACGGGTTTGACGGAAAAGTAAGGGGAGCTATATCTGTTTTAGCTCAAGCAAACAGCGTTGACACTATTCTGGCTAGCAGTTCAATGGGGCGCGGAATACCTGAAAGATTTTTTTTGTTGAATGAGCCAAGCTTGCTTGGACATAGACCGGACCAAAACAAGGCTAAGGATGTAAACGAGAGCTTAGAAAGAAGGTATAAAAACCTAATTGATAATATCGTTATGGAAGGCGAGGTTATATTAAATTTCACTCAGTCAGCCGAATTTGTTATTTCAAATTATGTAAATGGTAATGAGAAAAAGATGGGAGATGATGGGGAATATTCTCAAAACCTATTCACCGGATTTATGGGCAAAGCCTATGACCAATGCAAGAAAATAGCCGTTATATTGCACGTTATGGATAACTGGGAAGATGGCGGACAGAGGTCATTATCAGTAAATGATGACTATGTTTACTGGGCTATATCAATATTTGAGGAGCTTGGTAAAACCTTTAGAGCAGCATCTGACAACCTTGGGCATGTTGGCTATAACTCTGAAATGCAAAAGTTGATAGAGGTATTAGCAAGAAGGGCTGAGGCTGGAAAATTAAAGGTAAATATTACATCACTCAGGGATTCGATAAAAAATACAAAGCCATTTGATCAAATAAGGTATTTGCAAAAAACACTTAGAAATAAACTGTTGCCAGCTGCGCAAGAGCTAAATTATTGCGTTTTACATGGCAACACAATTTACATTAATCCGAGGTTGAAATGATAAACATGATGACGTGGTACAAGTTTTTTTATTATACAGTGCATGCAGGTGAGGTTGATAATTATGGATATATTAGCGATGTATTGACAAATAGAACCCCAAAAGACAGGGTGGCAGGACTGCTAGGAATTGATAGTTCAAATGTTTTTATTTACGCAATGATCGAGGATGAAACAAGCAATATTAATCTATGCGATCAGATAACAAAGTCTATGGTAGCTTTTATTCTCAGCGAATATAGATCGGAATGGATTTCTGATAGCGAAAAGGCGAGAGATGAGTGGGTAAAGAAACAATGACTAAAATCAACACCACCAACCTAATCCAAAGCCACAACATTGTTGACGTAATCCAAAAATACGTACCAATCAAAAAAAGCGGGAAAAACTGGTTTGGCTGCTGTCCGTTTCATGCTGAGAAGTCACCGTCATTCAGTGTTGACGAATCAAAACAGATGTTTTACTGCTTCGGGTGCCATAAACATGGAGATGTAATTTCTTTTGTCATGGAATACTCAGGAATGGAATTCATAGACGCTTGCAAAGAATTGGGCGCGCAAATTGAGTTAATGCCAAGCAAAAAAGTTGAAGCTAATAGAAAATTATCTGAAAACATTAATCCGCATTTGCCGAGCTATGATAAGCGTGACCCGGTTAAGTGTCAGAAAATGATTGATGGTTTAACGCCTTGCCAAAATGGATTTTATGACATTGATGGTGATGAATTTATGTCTCCAGTTATTGATTTTGATGGCGAGGTGGTGAATTTGTTTAAACCATTTAACAAACCATTAATTGACGATTTTGTTGCCGGCGGAATATCACACCTCGCATTCACACCAATCAGAAAAAACGACACAAACAACTGGCTGGTGGTTGTGGATTTTTGGCAAGGGTTAAAGATAGCTCAGCAGCGCCAAAATAACGTCCTAGTGACATTCTCAGCGTATAACAGCTTGTTGGTATGCAATCATGTGGATGATATGCGTAAAGTGCCAGTATTGCGTTATGAGGACACGCAAGCGGAAGGTTTGTGTGATAAAGGCGTGTGGATTTATTTACACGACGATGGAAAATTAACTAAGAAGAAAAAAGGGGAGTATCTTGATTGACTTAAACGGAATGATATTACGTGATGAATACCAGATGCCTATTCACGAATTGACAGTAAAACACTGCAAAGAGAGTCTTGACCCTGCAATTGTTGCGGCTTCGGTCGGGGCCGGTAAAACAATAAATATCGCAGCGTTAGCAAAACACGTTGCCAGCTTAGGCGGTAGCGTTTTGGTTTTGGCCAGGCAGGGCGAGTTAGTAAACCAGAACTCAAAAATGGCGTGGAAATGCGGGCTTAAAAACAGCGTATTTAGCGCGTCATTGAATACTAAAAGCACGTTTTACCCTGTCGTTTTCGGCACTGAGGGAACGGTAGCAAGGTCACTAACCAGTGACTTTAAAGCTAAGAAATTCGACATAATTTTAATTGATGAATGTTTTACTCCAGATACATTGATACTAACAGATTGCGGTTATTTAAAGATAAGCGACCCAGTGATAAAAAATAAAAGGATAGCATGCCTTAATGAATTGACTGGTGAAATAGAGTTTGATTACCCTATTAATGTTTGGTCTAATGGTGTAAAATCAATATCACGAGTTAGAATGACTAATGGGGACTATATAGAATGCACAAAGAATCACAAGATTTACGCAGGAAACTGCTGGGTAAAGGCTCAAAGCCTTCATGGTGGACAGTCGATAACATCAATAGATTTGTCGAGCAATACGATAAAACGACTATTCCGTGCAAGTGCGGCTGTGGTGAAAATGCTTTTATTAAAAATGGCGCTGGGACTTCACTAAGGCAGTTATTCTACAAATTCGTAGTTAGGGGCGAGTTAGATATAATTGGCGAATATGCGCTAAACCACAGTAGATTTGTAACTATTGAAATTGATGAATTACTCCATCAGGATTTATTGTCAGCAAAGCTGGGGGATGGTTATATATCATTTGGTACGAAAGTATCAAAGGCGAGCAGGGTGTGTTGGAACATGGGTAATAAAAATCATGCTCTTGAAAAAGTTAAGCGCTTTAAAAAATTAAACCCTTCATATATTGAGAAAAAAAATCCGGGCTTTGGGGAAAACTGGTTTTGTGTTGCCACAAAAAGCCACCCGCTAATAAATAAATACAAAGACAAGTCTTTTATAGAATGCGTTAACGGTCTTGATGATTACGGCCTCGCTGGATGGTATGGTGATGATGGGCATTTAAGTAGGAGCACGGGAACTTGCTTTATTCATACTGAGTGCATGGGGTTTGATGTAGTGAGTGAAATATGTGAAATATTAACAAATAAATTCAAATTAAAATCAAGAGTGCATTCTTATATTGGCGGCACAAAAAAAAGAGAAATGCACTGCATAAGATTAACTAAAGGGGCAAGTAATGAGCTTATGGAAAGAACTAAAAACTACATGGCTAAAGGCATGGAATACAAAAACATATATTGTTGATTCGATAGAATTAGACATAGGACGGTCAGATGTTTGGGATATAGAAATGCCAAGAAACCATAATTTTTTTGCAAATGGCGTTTTGGCTCATAATTGTCACATGGTTGACCATGTTGATTTACTGGAAGCTTTAAATCCTAAAAACGTCAATGCTGAATATACGCAGTACACAAAAATCATAACCCACTTTAAAGCGCTAAATCCAAAACTTAGAATTATTGGATACACTGGATCACCTTATCGCGGCAAAGAAGATATTATTGGTGGGTTTTGGAAGAAGAAACTTTATGATGTTTCAACTATGTATCTCGTTGGGCTTGGTTATCTGGTGCCACCAACTTTTGGTTTTGGTGACGATTTGCATAAATACGACTTGTCGGAATGGACGCCTGACCAATCAGTTGAGAGCGCAAGTGATTTTAGCAGCAAAGAAATGGCCGCAATGCAGCGTAAAATACTAAAAGAAAAACAGGTTACGCAAGTTATCATCGAAGAAGTGATAGAGATAACTAAAAGCCGTGGCGGTGTAATGATTACTTGCGCAGGGAAAAAACACTGTGAGCAAGTGGCTGAATTTTTGCCACCAAACACATGGGCAATTATTACCGACTCTACAACGACAAAAGCTAGGTCGAAAGCGCTTGAAGATGCCAGAGAGGGTAAAATTAAGTTTATATTGCAAGTTGGATGCCTCTCGACCGGAATTAATATTCCACCTTGGGACTGCAGCGTTATTCTACGCAGAATAGGTAGCCTAACGCTACTAACCCAGTTAATCGGTCGAGTGTTGCGCATACTTGAGCAAGAGGATATTGACAGAGGCTTTCAAAAGTCTGATGCATTAGTCCTTGACTACACAGACACATTCTCAAGTTTTGGTGATATTTACGATGACCCAATGCTTGACCGCGCACGAACCGAGAAAGCTAAACAATCTGACGAAACCCAGCCCTGCCCGCTATGTGAACAACAAAACAGCATGTACGCAGTAAGATGTATCGGCCAATCTGACAGTGAAGAAGATGGGCGATGTGGGCACTTTTTCAAATTCAATATGTGCTTTCGTTGCAATACTATGAATTCACCCAGCGCGCAAAATTGCCGAAAGTGTAAAGCGATAATGATTGACCCGGCTGAAAAATTAAAGGGTAAGGCTTACACTGATGACGATTACAAAAAGGTGCTGTCAATGGAGTGGGAGCCAGCAAAAGGTAAGGGGTTATGGGTTAAATATTACCTAGATTCGATTTACACAAAACAGGGTATTGAAAGCCAAGAAGTAGCAAAAGAACATTATGACCCGTTTAGCACTGAGCATCATCATAAAGTAAGGTGGAATAACTTTTTAGAGTCACATATCAATGGCACATCATGGCGTTTTGCAGTTAAAAAAATGCGCTCAATTCAACAAATAATTCATAGCAAAGCAATGTTTGACATACCAACACACATCACGCACCGAGTGAATGAAAAAGGTATTAGTATCATTGCTAGACGTAAATTTTTAAGCGGTCGAGAAGCTAAGTAACTGGTTAGACCACTATACACATATTTTTGTGTATAGTGGTGGCTAGGTTGAATAAATGGATGGATAAATGAAAAACTACAAATCACTAGCAATGTCAAACGCAGAGTATCGCGACCATGAAGGTGTCGCTAACTCTGATTTATTGCTAATCGAGCGCAGCGCATCGGATTGCATTTGGTCACGTGATGCACCAATTGACGAATCAAAAACAGCGGCATTCGACTTTGGGACCGCTTTGCACACCGCTTTACTTGAACCTGAAAAGTTCAACGAGCAAGTTGTTATATATTCTCAAACAAAAACCCGTGAAACAAAAGCGTTCCAAGAGTTTTTGGCTGAGCACAACGACGAAAGTAAAATAATTTTACTTGAATCTGAATATGATAAATTACGCTTTACTGTTGATGGTGCAAAGTATCATCCAGCAGTTAACCGCTTGTTGACTTGCCCGTCAGACAAAGAAGCGTCAATTTTTGTTAACGACAAGGCGCGGGGAATTGTTCGCAAAATTCGCCCTGATTTAGATTACTGCAATTATGGTCGATTATTGATAGCGGATGCTAAATCAACTGATAAAATTAGCGATTGGCGCGAAGATGCGCGATGGAAAAACCCATTATTTACGCGAGATTATGCTCATACAGCCGCTTATTACATGGATACTGCTACCATGTTTTATGGTGAGAATGTAGACGAATACACATTCGTTGTCATTCAGAAACACATCGAAATGGGACGCTATCCAGTTGCGGCCATTACAATAACCCGTGATGAATTAAACGGTTTAGGCGCATTTGACCAAATGAATTATAACTTGGATAAATACGCAACTTGTTTGCATTCCAATGATTGGGATGAAGTGGAAAGGTTTCCACTGTTTGGTGGATTTGGTGAAATAACGATAGAGGATGCATAAAATGACTTTAGATATTAGTCATACAATATTAACAAAAAGCGATCAGTTAAACGCTGATGATTTAATCGGTAATAACATGATTTTGAATGTGACCGGAGTTAAATTATTAAACTCTGACGACCAACCGATTGTTATTGATTATGAAGGTGGTGAAGGTCGCCCATATAAGCCCTGTAAATCAATGAGAAAGGTTTTAGCTGGATTATGGGGCGTTGATGCCAATCAATGGATTGGACGCACTATGAGCGTTTACAATGACCCAAATGTAAAGTGGTCAGGTAAAGAGGTTGGAGGAATTCGTATTTGTGGGCTGTCGCACATTGATAAAGCTAAATCGGTATCAATGAACGAGTCGAAACACAAAAAAACAACTTATTTAATTGAGCCGCTAATAGTTGAACAAAAACAACGCGCAGTTTGGCCTGATGATAAATTTAATGCGCAATTCGACAAGATGAAAATAGCCATTGAAACGGGCAAATCAACGGTTGACAGTATCGTTACGTTTTTGCAGAAAACAGCGGATTTAACACAGTCGCAAATTGACAAGTTAAATTCAGTTAAATTAATTACACAACAATCAGATGATGACTTTTTTGGAGAAGGTGAGTAATGAGTCACACAATAACGGGCAAGTTAAACAAAGCTGCTAGACGATACGACAATCAAAACGGTTCAACTTTCTTTGTTAGTGTAGGTGAAAAAAACTACAACTACAAAGATAAAAAAGACGAGTGGACAAACTACGAGGCCGCTTTATTTGCAAAAGATGCTCAGATTAATTTTTATGAGTCTGCGCTGATTGAAGGTTCAATAGTTTCAATTTCTGGAACTGGTTTGATAATTGATGACTCGAATAAAGACTACAAAGCCAAGTTGGTTATCCAAGATGCTAAGTTGGTTTATATTAGTTATGAAAGCGGAAATCAACAACAAAAGCCACCAAGTCAACC